CTACGCCCGCTTTCCGCCATACGCTGTGCGTCGGCATCTACAGCCTGATTTAATCCAGAAAAGGCGCTGTTTGCTGATCTGTATTTCCTCAACAATTCATCAGTATCGACGCCCTGCTGCGCCAACTCTGGCAGCATTGCTAGAAACTCATCGCGCGGAAGTTCAAAGATATTCATTACACTATTCCTGTGATGATGCCGTCAACCACCGTGACAACCTCACCTCCAAGCGCCGTAAATGATCCAGTCGCGCCAACCGTGGCCAGTGTCACGGACCCGTCGCCATTGGCCTCGCCTTTCGCGGTACTTACCTGTTGCCGGTCGTTTGTCTCAGCTTTCGAATAATTGCATAAATCTGTCATTTGTTCAAGCCCTACGGTCAATTCAGCGCCTCCACAATTACGTTCAACTCACTAACCGTCACGGCAGTTGTGGACGTATCGTTTTCAACCCAAATCTCAATATAGTCCGTATCAACCATTGCAACGATCACCTGACAAGACGCGCCCTCTGCACGCCCGCCCGCGTTGGCCGTGATGTAGACCACACTTTCGGGCAATAGCGTGCCGTTCTTCGCGATGTAAATGCCCACGATGTTATTGTTGCCAGAGTTGACAGACAGAACGGCGCTTACCTTGAGGTCGCGCTGAATAGCGCCGTCATACGTTGCGCGGTTTGCCGTGTTTGTGAACCGCTGACTAATCGGCGCTGATGTCGTCGTGCCAGCAGCTTTTACCGCAACGCCAATTGTCGCAATCGTTGTGGCAGTCGTGTTGCCGTTCATGTAATAGCTGCTGATCGCCGCACTATTGCGCACACCGCGACACTCAGACCAGTTTGCTTTATCATCGTCTTGCTGTACGCCAGTGACGTATGTTGAACCGCCTGAAAAGTTTACCGTGTCCAGAATGAACCCCTCAACAGGGATCGTCGCTGACGTGCTGGCGTTAATGCCGACCGCAGACCCAAAGGCCACAACGGACGAATAGATGATCCGAAACCGCCGCGTGATTGTCGCTGTGGGCTCAATGCTGATTATGTTAGCCGCTGATCCATCGCCCCGAAACAGGCTATTACTGAAAGCTGCCGTGCCGATTGATCCTGTGAACGTCATGCCCTGGCTTCCCAAGAACGCGCCCGTGTCGTAAACGAAGTTATCAATGTCTCCGATCTCGCCAACTGTCGTGACGTTCAGGAAGTTGACGCCGTACCAGTCCAGCGCAACAGGGCCATTTATCCCAGCATCATCAATGTCAATTGCAGTGTCAACGTCCTTGAACGTGATAAACCGCACCGGCATTGTGTACCGCGATGTCAGCAACGGAACCCCAATGCCTAGCCCTGTGCTGGTGATGGAAGCCGTCTCGGATGATGTGCCCAGGATCGTCACAACACCCGCCGTTGCCAAGCGGTCGCCAGTCAGGTCAATGTTGCCTGTGATGAAATACGTCTGACCAGCGGCAAGCGTAATAACGCCACCTACAGCGCCCGGCAAATCGGCCTTGGTGCCGACCAGCACTAAGCCGCCCATGTCATCCAATGACACAACAGCGTCACGCAAGTCCTGCGCACTAATCGCCCCTGTCGTGTTGTCGGCAAGAAGCGCCAGAATTTCGTCGATTGTTCTAACCGTATCAGCCATTATGCAAAAGCCTCCGAAAATGCGCTGCTAAATTCAGTCGCTAGTGATGTGCCAAACGGGATGTAGGAGCCGACCAATAGCGTTGCCTTGTATAGCAGATCAACGCCAAGGGGGGCAACAGTCGTCACCGTGTCAATGGTATAGTTAACCCCGCGAACCGTCACGACATCGCCCTTCAACGGCACAACAACGCCCGCCTCCATAGTCAGAACACGCCGAGTTTCGCCTGTGAGCGTTCCAGCCGCATCGCGCGCGTTGATATTGCCGTCGATCACAGCAACCTGATATTCAACAGGCGTTCCTGGCGTTGGGTCATATGCTGGCCCCGTAGGAGTGCCCGCACGAATGATTGTCGCCTCGAACGTACCCGCGCCAACCTTTGGCCCGACCGCACGAATGGCAGCGGCAACTTGTGCGGCTATTTTTGCCCCGCTCATATCAACCCCTCACCAGATAGCCGGACACATCCGAAGGCTCGATAAGCCCCTTCAGCCGATCCAGCGCCATCAGGACAACACGGCGTTGCGCATCTGTACCGCCCGCGCCCGTGACCTGCCAGCGCAAGCTATCCACGCCAACCAGGACACTTGTCTGACCAGGCGTTAGTGTCGGCTGCAATCCCTCTGCCTCGGCCACCTCTGCGCGCGCAAATATCGACTGCGCGTCCAGAACGGCTTGCGGTATCGTGCCTGCAAACGTGGGAAACGCATCATCAATCCAGTTGAGCGACCGCATATAGCCAAAAGCCCGGCGCATGGCAGGCTCGTTTGCTGTGACGGTTTCCCCGAAATAATCCAGTACATAGGCTTCATATTCGGCAACAGTTACAAAACTGTCCGCCCCCGTTACGCCTGTTCCATCTTCAATGACCAACGCCATCGGTCAAACAATCGTTGTAATGTTTGTGGCTGTTGTCGTTGTTGCCAAGCATTCAACGCTTTCGATAGGCATCAATCCCTGCACCGCAGTATAAACAGCCGTTCCGCCGTCAGGAAAGCGCACATGCACATCGCCAAGCGTCCCGACCCATAGCGCCCGCGCAACTGGGTATGGTGTGCCGTTGACGACAACCTGCCCGCCTCGCCCTGTCTCAAGATTGAAGGTACTCATTCGCCAATCTCCATAAACATAATTGCAGTCAATTCAGCGGCCAATGTATCGCGGCCTTTGCGCTTATCCGGCGCTGCGCCGTGCATTTCCAGCAAGTCGCAAAGATCATCCTTTGACATTGCTGCGATGCCTTCCGGCGTAAAATCGTCAGGCTCTTTTGCGGGTTCAGCCGCGCCAAAGTCACCACGCGAATAACGCGCCTGCATTAAAAGCTGTTCTTTCATATTCATCTTGTATTTCCCCGTCTAGGTTTATGAAAAGGGGCAGTTGCCCGCCCCTTCGCTAAACTTATCCGTTTGTGATCAATGCCGCAAATGGCACGTTCTTGCGATCAATGACGCGATCCCAGTTTGCAGCTAGGCGAAGTTGCGCCCATGTTGCAGAACCGTTTGTCAAAGTTGCCGACAAGAACTGTGTGCCGAATGGGTGAATGACCCACGACTTGCGCTCCCAAAGCGTCTCAACACCAGCGCCGTTACCTTGCGCAGCTTCACGGTTAATTTCAACAGGCGTTTTAGGCGTGCCTTCGTCGTAACCAAGCAAACCACCAGCAAACATGAAGCTAGTGTACTTAGCAGCGGCGTCTGTGCCGCCAGTACCAGCCGCAGCAGTGAACGGCATACCGTCGTCAACGATAACAGTCCGGCCCATGAATGTCGGGATTGTCAGGCGACCGTTGCTGTCTGGAATGAACGCTATGTCATCGTTATCAACCATCCGCTTATAGACAACCGAATGAACCGCGATTGCAGTGTAATCGTTGAAGTTGTCGCCAGAAGTGAACGCGGCAGTTGTGAAAGCCTCACGCGAAAACAGCGTAGTTGCGGCAACATCGGCGTTTGTCGCGCCTGAAATGTCGTTGACCATGTCGCCAGCGTCGTTTGCCACGTTGTCAGCAATCACGCCCTCAAGTGAGCAGATCGCCCGACGCTGCCACTGACGCATCCAGTATGTGCCGAAACGGTTGCGAACCTGTTGCATTGGATCAGAACCAGCCAATTCTGCCGCAAGATCAGCAGACGAATAGCCTTGGTTCAATGGCGCAAGGCGCGCAATCTGTGTGCCAGTCGTGACCTTCGCAGGGACAGCGACATCGCCAGTTGCGTCTGTGCCATAGTTAGGCTCGTCAGATGCATCAAGGTCTTTCCAGAAAGGCAACTCGGCAATGCGCCCGCCGTTGCTGAAAAGCTGGCCCAGCACAGGGTTACGAACCGCAACGCCGGACTGGAAAAATGCGGTCTTTTCGGGACCATCAACCGCGCTATAAGAGGAATACACCTCAGGCACGAATACGTCGGAAATTTGTGTGAGTGCCATTTGGCGACCCTTTCATATTAGCCGGACAACTGCCGGAATGTTTCTGGATCAGACTTAAATAGATCGATCCGCTCTCTGTCACCCATTTGGGCAAACTGATCTCTGGACAACTTGGCGCCGCCCTTGCTGCCACCAGCACCGCCGCCAGCAGGCTTTGATACGAATGCAGCACCGTCCGAAGATGCCCACCGTTTGACGTAATCAGACAAGCCAACCGGCCCCATGTCTGTGTCAAAGATTGGCTTTCCATCCACGACCTTCACACCCTCTTTCAGCAAAACCTTAGCGGCCTTTTGGAATGCCACCTCGTTAATGCCAGCCGCCCGGATTGCGTCATCCAGTTGGCTTTCAACAGTCAGACCGTAAACCCGCTTTTCCAGATCGCCCGCTTTGGTTTTCCATTCATCGCGCTCGGCTTCAAGGGCCTCACGCAACCGGATCATTTCAGCGTCGTCTTTAACAGTTGGCTTTGGCTTGGCTTCCAGCTTTTCCAGCGCATCGCGCAGTTTGTCGCCTTGGTCCTGCCGCTTGGTCTTTTCGGCGTTGTAGGCGTTGCGTAGATTTGCAACGTCTGGGTGATTGTCTACCCCCTCAACATCCAGCACAAACGCGCCGTCCTTTTCGGTGTAGAGTTCGCGGAACGCTTCATCAACATCGTTGATATCTTCTACGGTAATTTTAAGAGCCATCGGCCACTTTCCTTGGTTAACGCCCCATCAGAGCAATTATTTGTAGGATAGCACAACTGGCAACATACGCGCAAGCGTCTGGACTTACACCGTGCCATCAGGTCCGCCCCGATCCTCGCGCGGTGTTGCATCCTCACTGTCCACCATTCCCAATTCTTCTTCGAACGTCCGTTCTGGGCTGGCAATGCGGCCACGTTGCAGGTTTTCGTAAAGCGTCTGATAACCAAACGCGCCCGCCTCCCACGCGCCGACAAGGGCCTGCACTTCGGTTGCATCCAGACGGCCTTCCAGCATGTTGCCGGGTGGCGTCACGACAACCTCATCAGGATTTGCCCCGGCCATGATAGCGCAATTCTTTAGGCCGTGCTCAAGAATGGCCGCGCTTGATCCTGCAATCGTGGCAAGCGTTGCTGTCTCGGCACTGAACCGCAATCGCCGCGCGTCCCCGCTTTCCTGCCCGCTGGAAGTGCCATCAAACATTTGTGCGCCTGACTTGATGGCTGCTTGCTGTTCGCGGTCCATGCCGCGCTCGTGGGCCACGATAGACGTGCCTGATGGCGCAAGGTATTCTGCCCTGACATCCTTTGTGGCGTCTCCTGATTTCAGGCTCACCAGAACCCCCGCACCGATAGCGGTAGGCGCAGTTTCCGCATTGTAGATGAAAAGCGTGTCCTGATACGCCATAAAAAGCGCCGTTCTGTAATCTGCGTAAATCTGATAATGCGCCAAGGCTGCACGCGCGACACCCACCAGCGGCGGTACGTCTGGCTTTAGATCAAGGTCCATCGCCCCACCAACCGAAACAGGGATAAAATCAAGG